GCTCGGGGTGTGCGCCTCCTCGAACACGGCTAGAGCAGCACGAGCCTGCACGATCAGCTCCTCTCGGACCTCGTCGTACTGGGCCGACCACGCATACCCCTCGTTCACGCCAACCTGCGTGACCATCAGCATCGCCTTCGCGGCCTTCTCTATCAACAGCTCACGATCCATCATGCGCCTGGCTCCCATCCGCCGCCGAGGTCTTCCATCAGCGAGTAGTGCCCCAACCAGGCAAGAGAGACCTCACCCGTGGAGCCGTGTCTGTTCTTCGCGATCTGCACATCGACCTCGCCGCGACGGGAGTCGTCCCGGTCGTCACGCGAGAGCAACAGCACCACGTCTGCGTCCTGCTCCAGATCCCCGGACTCGCGGAGATCACTCAGCGCCGGCTTCTTGTCCATCCGCTCCTCGGACTTGCGGTTGAGTTGCGAGAGCACGAGCACCGGGATCTGAAACTCCTTCGCGATGAGCTTCATCGCCCGGGAGAACTCACCCACGACCAACCGGCGATCCTTCGAGGGATCCGCCGACTGGATGAGCTGCACGTAGTCCACGACGAGGCCCGCCAGCTCCCCCTCATGGGCGAGGGAGCGAACCCACCCGCGGATCTGCGCCGGACTCATCGACGCATCATCGCTCAGCGCCAGATCGAGCTTCGCGGCCATCCGATCCGCGTCCCGAGCACGATCCCAGTCGTCCTCCGTCAACGCATTGTTCATCAGCGCCTGCATGTGGATGCGGCCGAGCTGCGCCGCGATCCTCTTCATCAGCTCTATCCGGGACATCTCCAGCGACAGGAACCCAACGAGGCCCGTCCTCGACAGGCCCACGGCCGCGTTCATCGCCATCGCCGTTTTCCCCGCCCCGGGCCTCGCGCCGACGACGTAGACGCATCCGGGGCGGAAGCCACCGATCAGCCGATTGACTGCCGTCCACGGTGTGAGCACAAGCCGGGGCTTCTCCGCGAGCGCGGCGAGCATGTCTCCGAACTCGTCGCCGACGCGGACCACGCGCTGAGTCTTCGCGGAGACGATCCGATCCAGCTCGCCCCGAGCCTCCTCGATCGCTTCCTCCGGGTCGGTCGTCCCGTCGCCGGCGATCTGCTTCACCCGGTCGGCGGCGGCGTCCAGGCGGCGGCGGGCCGCGAGGTCCGCGACGATCCGCGCATAGTGCCCACCGAGGGTAGGGCTGGACGCGGCTGAGGTCAGCTCGAAGACGTAGCCTTCGCCGTGCGGCAGCCGGGAGCCCATCGATCGAAGCTCGTCATCAACGAGGATCGCGTCCGTGCCCGCACCGCGGACGGCGAGCCGGTGAATCGCGGTCGCGATCTGCTCATGCGGCGGGTCGTAGAAATCACCCGGCGGTGCCACGTCCAGCACTTCCCAGGCATGGGCGGGACCGCCCATCGCGGCGCCGAGCGCGGCCCGCTCCGCATCCCGATCCCACATCACGCCACGACTCCCCGCCGCTCGATCAGGCTCAACCACTCCGCATCCCCCTTCCTCGCCTCGTACTGCTCGACCGTCACGCCGTGCTCACGGCACCAGCGAGCCCGCGGATCCTCATCCCGCCGGACCGTGGGTTTCCAGCCCTTCTCGACATTCGCCTTGTGCGTCCGGCGGATCCATCTCCGCCATGCCGCCGGCCAGTCCGCCCGCGCCTCCCCCTTCGACAGCGCCCAGTCCACAAACTGAGCCGTCTCGTACTCGATGCCCACCGACGGGGCGGCAGCACGGGCACGCTCAATCTCGTCAGCAGGGGGCGCCCAATCCGCGGTGATCTTCGCCAGCGGTGACGCCTGACGCGGCTTCCTCTTCGCTGGAGCACGCACAGCACGAGCCGAGGCGAGCGAGAACGTCCCGCGGGCGCCATCCGCGTGCCGCACCGCGACGAACGACGTCGGCGGTTGCAGCTCATCAGGGAGGATCAGACGGGCCTCAACATCACCAGCCCGGTACGTGTACTCCGTCCGGCTCATGCGGCGCTCTCGAATCGGACCTTCTGTATCTGCTCGCGATCCCAGACTTTGCGTTGCAGTCGCGCCCTCCCGCACCTTCGGCAGGGGTCGTCCGTTCCACCACTAGCCCGGTGGCTTGGGCAGAACGGGGACGGCGGTTCTTGATCTTGGTCGTGAAGACCTCTCCCTCCCACGCTCTCTCCCTCCCACGCTCTCTCCCTCTCTCCCTCTCCCTCGCCATGAGACTCTCGTGAGCCCTTCATGAAAGGCTCGTGAGACTCGGCGGGCGGGTCCGGATGGCGGGACTTCGGGCCTGGATGCTGCACCGCCGGCCAATCCGACATCTGGTAGTACGTGACCCCAGCGACGTCGTAGACCTCGATGCACTCGGCCTGATCCAGCTCCAGCAGGATCCGATCCATGTCCTCGTCGCGCATCTCCCGACTGAGGGGGAAGATCGCCGCCGCCAGCAGTCGGGAGATCGCGACCTCCCGACCGAAGTTGTCCGCGTACAACCGCAGGCCGACCTCCGTCAACCGGGCCTCCGGCGACAGCGTCAGCAGGCGCGGGTTCAGGAATGCGTCGGGCGTCACCGACCTCTGCCGCGTTATCGCCATGCAGGTGCTCCCATCGGGCAATGCCCCGGTAGATCGTCTTCAGCGCCCGCATCAGCTCGTCACGAGCGACACGGAAACACTCGGTGAAGCCCCGGCCGCGGGGCAGGATGTGGGTCGAGGAGTCCTCGGACTCGAACGCCGGGAAGAACTCCGCGTCCAGCTCAGCCAGCGCCGCGGTCTCCTCGACCTCATGACGGTCACGCATCAGCAGCACGACCTCCCCGCCCGTCGCGCACATCTCCCGATACCGGCGGGCGGAGCGCGTACGCCCCACCTTGAGGACGCCGTGCTCCGGCCAGAACACGGCATAGATCGTTGTCGTCTGGCGCACGGCGCCCTCCTTCCAAGGTCACGCGACCATCTGTCGCTCGAACGCTGAGAACGTGGGCCGCGGGTACTGCGCCCAATGCTCGATCAGCTCCTCTGAGGCGTAGGCGCGGGCATAGCTCCCGTTGTGCGTGAAGAGATCCCAGTCCGAGATCCCCGCCGCCCGCCCACGCCGATTCACCATCGCCCCGCGCGTGGCTTCGACGGCACGCTCATACGCGGCGATCAGCACCACTTCGTACTCGTCTCGGAGCAGCCGATACTCCTCGACCGCCCGTATGAAGATGGTCGCCATTGCCCCTGGCCCCCTCATTCAGGTGGGGGCGTAGGCTCCGCCTTCCCCACGTCATCGAGCAGCACCCAGCCATACAGGGCATGGAGGATCGGCCACGCCGCAGGGTCCGCATAGCCCGGGACTATGAACCCGAGCCGTGTCGCCTCGGCCGGGTGCGCGTGCGCCCAGCCGTGGCATCCGGTCGTCCCCGATCCGCAGAGCAGGACGCCGTTCGAAACTTCGTCGCCGCCCCCACGGGAGCGGAGCTTGCGGTGATGCCGGGATCCGTTGTCCCAGATCTGCACACCACACCGGGCGCACGCCTGCATCTCCCGACCATCGATCAGACGGTTTCGATCAGTGAGCGCGCGCCCGGTCAGGCGGAGCGGCTTCGTCAGCAGTCCCGGATTTGCTGCGTGAACGTGGCGAAGTCCTCGGGGCAGTAGCGGCCCGCCTCAGCCCAGAGCGCCGTTGCCTCTTCGACCGCCTGCTCCTTCGTCAGTGGGCCGGTGAAGTCGGACAGTTCGTTGTAGTACTCCCAGGGCGTCGGGCAGGAGCATCCCGAATCAGTGCCGAGATAGATTGCTCCGTCCGCGTCCTTCCACGCCCCGATCAGATCGAACGAGTAGTTGGGCTCGCTCAGGTCCGCGTCTCCTACCGTGGTGAAACCGAGTTCCGAGAAGCCCACTCCGCCACCGCCCCGAGGATCCGTGCCCTCTCGCGCTCCGACTTCCCCGGACGTTCGGCGATCTTCGCGAGCTTGTCGTACCCCGGCAGGGCGTCGTGGAACTCCTGCCGGCGGACCGCCTCGGCCCGCTTCTGCTCTCTCGTCTTCACTGCTGCCCCATTCCTGCCGCCTGTCGTGCGCGGAGCACCGCGCAGAAGATCGGCGTTTCGTCCCTGTAGATGACCCGTTCGAACGCGGGCATCGCGATATCGTGCGGGTGCAGGCCGAACGGGCGCAGCGCCACGACAAGGCTCAACTGAGCCGCCTCGGTAGCGCGCTCGATCGCGCGTTGCACGTCGGCCTCGACCGGCCGTGTGGCGACCGTGTCCCCGACGACCAGCACCGCCCTTCCCGCATTGCGATGCATCCCGACCCTGATCCCATCTCGGCCAGCGATGAAGATCCTCACGGCGTCCTCCGATGGTTGAGCCCGGCCATCCCCTGGATGCCCTTGTTCGTGTTCATAAGCCCGAAGTGCTTCCGCGCCAGGGCATCCTTGATGTCCTCGATGTGATGGCAGATCGCCTTCTTCGCCAGCCAGTCGGTCAGCTCGGTCTCCGCGTCCTGCTCTGCCAGCGCCCGGGCGACGGTCACGATCCGCTCCGTGCGGCCGTGCTTCGCCAGCGCGGCGTTCTTCCGCTTCGAGTGCGCGACCTCCGCCGCGTACCGCTCTTCATTCGCACGGAGGAGGAGATCCGCGAGCTGGAATCCGAGCTGCTCCAGATGGCGGAGCGCGGCATCGATCTCCGCGGGCGTCTCCGTAGGGACATCCCGCATCCGCTCCGCGCGAGCGCGGAGGTGCGCCCAGTCCTCAGAGACCGGCCGCACCTCCACCACTTCACCCGTCGCGGCGATCACCGTCACCGCTTACCCCGCCGTCGCCGCTGCCCCGACGGGCGAGGCTCAACCGGCTTCGACGGGAGCGCGGCCGGCTTCGGCTTCGGTGGGACCGTCAGCTCCAGCAGGCGATCCGAGAACGCCACCTGGAGCCCCTCCACCTTCACCAGAGCGCCCGCCTCCCGGGCCTCGTCATACAGCCCGTTCAGCGTCCCGACATCCGCGGCCTTCACCTCAGCGAACCAGTCACGCTCCGGCTCCGGCTCCGGCACCACTTCCGCCACCGCGGCACGAGGCTCCGCCTCCGTGCACCGCCGAGGGGCGACGCGGGCGGGCGGGAACGCCGCGGCGAGCACGTCCGCGAAGACAACCCGGTACGCATGGCGTTCCACCTCCGCACCGAAGATCGCCATCGGCTTCTGCCGTCGCTTCTCCAGCCACTCCGGGTCGTCCAGCTCCAGCTCTGCCGCGTACTCGTCCCAGGAGATCACGACCTCTCGGGGCTCCTGCTCCCTGCGGGCGATGATCACCCGAGCGAACTCCGGGTGCGGCTTCTCCTCGGTCGGGGAGAACATCGGCAACCACGGGTCGAACGTGTCTCTGGAGCCCTGCCAGAACTCCGGCCCCTTGAACGCGACCAACTCGCCGGACGCCTGCACCGCGGCGCGGGCGTCCGCGACCGGGATCGACTGATACTCGTCCGTCATGCTGCCGCCTTCCTGGCCGACTCCGCCAGGCCCCGCATGGCCTCTGCCGCGCGGCCCATCCCGTCCGAGATCCAGCGGATCTTCGGCGGGAGACGATCCCGGCGCTTCTCGATGAGATACGCGAAACGGTCGTTGAATTCGTCCGCACGCATCGAGTGGACCGTGTCCGGGTCGTGCCGGTAGAAGAACTCGACCGACCGGCGGTTCCGTTTCGGGTCGGAGATGATCACCCCGACGCTGTCCGTCCCGTGCGGCGTGAACTCCTGTCCGCGACGCTCCGGGATGAGGCGTCGCGGGGGCCGGTTCAGGACTGGCTCACGCAGGAAGATGTTCCCGCGGTGCGCTTCGGGCTGAGGTGTTTTGCTCACGCTGTGATTCCCTTCTCGTACTGGCCCATCGCCTTCTCGACCCGCGCACGCCAGCGGCGGACTCGGCGGGCTTCGCGCTTGCGCGCCTGCTCCACCTGACGGCGCACCGCACGGTTCGGCGGCACGGGCGGCGCCGTTGTGATCTCATCTACGAGCTGGCTCAGACCGTTCACGCGGCCTCCTCCTTCGGTGGGGTGATCGTCAGCCGTGTGCTGACCTTCGGCTTGCGGTACGCGGGGCCGGCGTCCTTCAGGAGTTGCGCTGCCTTGGCGATCACCGCGGCCGCATCCGGGTTAGCCTTCAGGAACCCGGCCTTGTCGAACTCGTCGCCTTCGCTCACCACGTAGGCGATGCTCCCGACAGGGAGTGTCTTCTTGACAGGGCCGTGGTCATCGAGCCACGCCCGGATCCGCTTCTCCGCTGCCGCCCCCCGGTTCATGTCGGCGATGGCCTGCACGATATCCACCGGCAGATCCGACTCCTCGTCGTACTCCGGGCATCCGGCTTCGACCCATGCGAGGTAGGCGTCAGCGCCCGCGATCAGCGCGCCGATCTCGTCCGCGTCGATCGGGATCTCCACGATGGACGGATTCAGCGTGAGCGGCTGCCCCGCATCATCGACCCGCCACCAGACCAGCACCGCGTATCCGGCGCTCATCACATGCGCCTGCCAGAGGATCTGACGGACGATGCGCTTCGGGACTCCGTGAGACCAGTCCTCCGTGGTGGTCTTGATCTCCGCGATCGACCACTCCCCCTCGTCCTCCAGAGCACAATCCGGGGTCGCCCCGTGCTGCTTCCACTCGCTGTGGATGTAGAGCATGTTCGCGGGCGGGATCCCCAGGTGCGCCTCCACCCACGCCTGCACGACAGGTTCAAGGCGATGCCCCCGCTCGGTGGCCGCGTTCCCCAGGAACTTGGCCTCCGTCGTCTTCTCGCGGTGGATCGTCCGCCACGTATCGATCCCGGCACCGACGAGGCGGGCGGCATCCGTCGCCGTGACCCGCCGCCCCCCATCCGCGCGGGCACGCTTCCAGTTCTCCTCGTCGTCAGACGACACGAGCGCGATCGGCATGCTTTTCCTTTCGGTCTGCTGCCCACCACAGGCAGATCAGGATGAGGCCGACCCAGACGATCGCCTCGAAATGGATGACTCCCGGCGCGGTGTACTCGACCAGCGCGCCCGCGAAGATCGCGAAGCTCAGGATCAGGAGGATCACGTCCCCGCCTCCCGGTCGTGCCGCGCAGCCCACCACGTTTGCATCCGGGCCTGCTTCGTCAGATGGGCGAAGTCGGGACCGGCGAGGAACGATGTCAGCTTCCCCGTGGCCTTCACCAGCTCCGCCCCCTGAAGCCCCTTGTCCACCAGGAACGACGCCACCTCGGTATGCGGAGACAGGTCCACAACCGGCGGGTCAGCGAACAGCCCCGCCCCGGACGGGGCTCCGGACGGCGGCTTCAGCTCACTGAGGATCCTCTCCCCGAGCGCCTCCGCGATCTCCCGCTGCTTCGCGTTCGGAAGATAGTCCGCGATCACCGCGAACGCCCGCGCCCGCTCGACCAGCGACGCGCTCACGACGCGACCTCCGGGACCATCCGATGCGCCACCGTGATCCTGCGGTCATCGATCGCCATCCGCACGCTCATGACGACGCCGACGAACCAGGCGCCATCGACTCGGCACACCTCGACCGCGCCGTGGTAGTGCACGGACCAGAACTCGCCCGGCTTCGCGTCATGCCACGGCTTCCACGTCGGGTGAGCCGCGAAGTACGCGTCCGCCGCCCTACCGGCGCGGCTCTGATCGGGGACAGCCGCGGGCACGAACATCCGGCCATTCCCGATGCTCTCCTGCAAGACGCGGACAGCCCCCCGACTGCTGATCAACGGGTAGACGACGAAGTCCGGATCCTCCGGCCACCGCCACCGCCCCAACTCCTCGTCCCGCCGCTTCTGGAACCACTCGCCCAGCGCGGACACCTCCCCGCCGCAGAGCCACGGCATACCCTCCAGCATGTTGCCCCCCGCGCCGCGTGCCGAGTACAGGCGAACCTCCCCCGATTCCTCCGCGATTCGGATGTCCCCCTTGCTGTCGACGAACTCGCTCACGCTGCGTCCTCTCCCCTGTACTGCGGCGTCTCCCGCATGAGCCGATCAGCGACCCGATGCGCTCTCGCCGCCGCCTCCAGCCGGTCGGTGTGAGCGATCCACGCCGCCACCGACATCCCCGCCTGCGCCGCCGCCCTGGCAGTCGCCTCCCGCTCGTACTCCCCCACGGCCGGAGCCGGGGCCTGATCATTGATGCGCGCCACCATCGGCGCTGAAATCGTGGACACAGCCACGCCTCCCTAGAACATGTGTGAATGGATGTGCATGCGTACCCCGGGCAGGAATCGAACCTGTTCCCGTCCGCAGACAGGGCGCCCATACGCCCCCGAGGCGACCGATCCGACCAGCACACGGATTACCGGAGCCGGAAGACGAGGCGAGCGGCTACGCCAGCACGACGGCCGGCAGGGTGCGCGGGATCATCGCCCGCGTGCATCGCCTCTTCGATGGACTCGGCAGAGCCTTGCTCTCAGCCGGTCGGATCTCTGTTCCTCTGTGGAGTTGTCAAAAGTTCGGTGACTTCCGGAACCCGCCCCTGCGGGCCTCGTCCGGGTCGTGCTCCCATCTCTGTCCGAGAGATGCCCCGCCCTAAGTCGGGAGAATGAGAGCTACTCGACCGCCTCCAGCGAGTCGATGTAGGCCTGTAGGTCGTCCTCACGGATCCGCATGAAGGACTTCGAGCCCCGGCGGATCCTCACGGCCCGAAGCTCCCCAGCGGCGACCATCCGGTACACCGTGTCCCGAGACCTCCCGAGCACACCTCCCGCATCAGGGATCGTGAAGAGACGCACGACCACACTCACGCCGCAATCCCCTTCGAACCGACCATCGTGACGATCTCCCGGAGTGGCGTGCCGAACGCCGCCGCGATGCCCACCAGGCCACGGATCGAGACCTCGTCGCCTCGGCGCATGCCCTCCAGCTCGACAGGGCTGACATTCAGCAGGCGAGCAAAGGCCGGATCGCTCTGGATGCCAGCCTGTTCTTGCACCCTCTTCAGCAGCCCGGGTGTTGCCTTCATCTCGGTTGCGTTGTTCATGCCTCAACCATGTCATCGGCAACCCAGGCTGTCAACGCGGCGACGCAATTGGGTTGCAATCAACCCACCAGTGCGTCATCATTGAGCCATGCCCACAACCACCGAGGCCTTGCACAGTTGGCTCCGCGCAACCTGCGGCGGCGACTCTTACCGCGAGATCGCCCGACGAGCCGGCCTGAGCGACTCGATCATCAGTCGCCAGATCCGAGACCTCGGCTCCCTCAGCTTCGAGGTCGTCGTGGCTATCGCCCGTGAGTACGGCGCTCCAGTCCTCCCGGCGCTCGTAGCCAACGGGCTGGTCACCGCCACGGAGGCAACGCTGCCCAGCATCGAAGCGACGCTCAGAGGCGCGACCGAGCAGCAGCTAGTCCTAGAGATCGCTCGACGGCTTGACATCCCCGGGGCTCACGACCTCTTCGACCGCCCAATGTCGGAAGCGGTGGAGGAAGCTACGGTCACACACCTCGACTCTCGCCGAAATGTCCGTGCCCTTGACGATGATGAGCGAGAGGTGGCCTTCGAATCCGAGATCGACCACTCCGCCGACACTGACGACCTCTACGACGAATAGGAGCGCCATGCTTACTCATCTCATCTCCGTCGCGGAGGATCTTGGCCTGAGCGTCGTCTGGCGCAAGCGGGCAAAGCGCGGCGGCTTCCACGAGGGCTCTCGCACGATCCGCCTCAATCCCGATCAGTCTGATCGAGTGACAATCAGCGTGCTCACCCACGAGATCGCACACGCAGTCTTCGGGGACACCTACACCCCTTACGGTCCAGCACGCGCCAAGCAAGAGCGCCGCGCTGATGAGTGGGCGGCGCTCTACCTGATCACACCGGAGCGCTATGCCGCCGCAGAAGAACGGCGCGGCGTACATGCTGCCGCCCTCGCATTCGAACTCGGCGTGACGATCGAACTTGTCGAGGGCTTCCAGCGCCTTCTCCAGAGACATGGCGATGTGACATACGTTTCCGCCAGGATGGGCGCCGGACAATGGCGACACAGAAGTGGAGTGGCTTAACAATGACCAAAGGATCCTATCCTGTTCTACTTTGGGCAATTGGCCTCACCGCTACTGCGGCGATCTTCGCCTTCCCAGCCCCCATCCCGGGCGCCGTCAGTTTGGTGCTGGCGGTCATACTCTGGGTTGTCTACTTCCGTTCGCGGAAGGCTACAGAGCCTCAAGGAACCGCGGAGCCGGAACCACACCCCACTCCTGCGATAACGCCCAGCTCGACCAGAGCGCGGACCATCATCGGGACGGTCGTTGGCATCAGTCTGGTCGGAGTGCTCATATGGTCGGTGGCCAGCAACATCTATCGCGGCGACGGGTCGCCCAACAAGCACGAAGCAATTATCTATTGCGAAGACAAGGTCAAGGAACGACTAAAGGCACCTGACACTGCCAAATTCTCCCTTGAGTCGGCGAGCAGCCGAAGCCCCTTCATTGTAACGGGCAGCGTCTCATCCGAGAATTCATTTGGCGCAAATCTGCATATTTCTGTCGGGTGCACGGTTACGATTCAGGATGAGAACTTCTCTGTTCGAATTGACAAGCTCTCGGAACGATGAGTCGCGGCGCTAAAGGCGAAGGATCCGTCTATGAATATCGAGATGGATACCGCGCGTATGTCACAGTCAAAGGGAAGAGGAAGTATTTCTACTTCCCGGACGTCAACAAATCGACCGCCGCCGCTATGCTGCGCACCCGCCTCAATCAGCGCGATGATGGCACGCTACCTCGCGGCAAGGAGGTCACGCTGGGCGCGTGGATGCGACACTGGGTCGGCGCCGCTGACTTGACTCCGAAGACCCGGTACAACTACGAACGCAACATCGAGCGTTACGTGACCCCGATGCTCGGGCACATCAAGCTCGGCGACCTCGAACCCGAGGATCTCGAAGACCTCTACGGCGCCATGTCGGCGGGCGCTCTCTCCCGGCCGGGCCGCGACGCGAAGGGCAAGATCACTCGCAAGCCGCTCTCGGGAAACCACGTCCGGAACGTTCACGCCAACATCCGCGCTGCGCTGAACGTCGCTGTGAAGCGCCGCCGGGTCGCTCGGAACGTTGCCCTTGCCGTGGTCCTCGCGCGCACGGAGAAGCCCCAGATGCAGACCCTCAGCAGGGAAGACGCCCGCCGCGTCCTTGAAGCTGCCATGCAAGTCCCAGACGCCGCACGATGGTATCTCGATCTGGTCTACGGCATGCGGCCCGCCGAAGTGCTCGGACTAGAAGCCGTGCATGCCGACCGAGCCAGCGGCGTCATCCAGGTTCGCCAGCAGCTCATGCGTGTCCCCGGAAAGGGGATGCTCCTCCTGCCGTACACGAAGACGAGCGCCGGCCGTCGAGACATTCCCGCGCCCCCTGCCCTCTTCGACCTGATCGACCGCGCTCGCCAGCACCAGATGGAGAACCGGATCGCGTTCGGGGAGAAGTACGTGGAGTGGGAGTACGAGGGCCGGCCGACCTCGTTGCTGTTTACGCTGGACGATGGTCGGCCGATCGACTCGACCGTTGACCGCCGCGCCTGGATCGCGCTGCTCGCCGCCGTCGGCTTGCCGGCGGAGCGTCGGTACATCGGCAGGCACACGGCCGCGTCGGTGATGATCGACATGGGCATGGACGTTGCGGTGGTCGCCGGGATCCTCGGGCACAAGAAGACGTCGTTCACGTATGACACGTACGTGCATCCGATGCTCGATGCGAAGAAGAGGGCCACCGACCAGCTCGCTGCCGCGTACGGGATCTAGTGCACCTTATTTGGCACCCATTCTCTGCAACAGGATGCGACAAGGTGCGACAAGAAACGCCATCCCATCAGCCCATTTGACACATCATGCAACAGTATGCATCACCGTGACCACGGTCTTCCAAACTGATTGCGCGGGTTCGATTCCCGTCACCCCCTCCATGAGGTTTCAAGAAACTCAAGTTCTTGAGTTCGCGAGACCCGGATCGGTCGCCCAGCACGAAGGCACGCGAGAATGCAGCCAGGCTGCGCGAGCTGGAGCAGCTGTCACTGATGCTCAGGACGCTGACCCTGGCGCTGATGCTTGGCACGCATCTGCACCGCCTGCCAACCGAGGAAGACGGCGATGGCGAGCGGAACGACCATGGCGACCGTGTTGCCTGGAGCCATGAGCGGAGCCACGACGAGGCCGAGCAGCAGTGCACCCGCCGCACAGATCGCCACGATGATGTACCCGGCAGTTGCTGTGACGGACATGGCATTTCTCCTTCCGAGACGTGATTCGAACCTATAACGGGAGACGGATCGGCGGTACCTACTTCTAGCCGGCTATCTGGCCGAACCGCCAGAAGTCACCGCAGTTCCTCTCCGGAATCGCCTTCCGAGTCGAAGACCCCGACGAGTTCGCGGCCTTCATCGCACACGCGGGGCGGCGCCTCCTCGAATCGGTTCCGGCGACATGACAGAGAAGAAGGCCTCCGTCCTCGTGGAGAGGACGGAGGCCTTCGGGGAGACGACCGGGCACGCCGTGGGGAGGACGACCCGCATCGTGGGATCAGACGGTGGCGGTCCCGGAGAAGTTCACGCTTCCGGTGCCAAGGAGGACGAGTCCTGTCGCGACCCCGTTGAGGTTCCAGGTCAAGGTCATCGGGCATTCGATGCTCAGCCCGATGCCGTACTGGAGCGTGGTGCGGACCGTGACGGTCAGCGTGCGCGGCGCCACCGGGTAGGGCGGGATGCCGCCGATCGAACCACCGCTGGGCAGCAGGACGTTGTTGAACACGAAGCCCGCCGGGAACGCGCCGACGGTGGAGATGTTACCGCCGCCGACTCCCAGCCCCACGGTGGAGTTGTAGGTGCGGTTGTCCGACATCGTCAGCGTCGCCTGGGTGATCACGAAGGTGAAGGCGGGCTGGAAGATGTTCTGGAAGTCGATGCCGCAGCCGGTCGCATCGAGGCCGAACATGTTCGGCATGCCGATGATCCCCCGGTTGCCGGCCACTGCCGCCTGCAGCGTCCAGAGGCCGCCGATGATGCCGCCGACGACAGGCAGGCCCGCCTTGATACAGGACGGACAGGCCGGCGTCGAGGCCGCGGCCATCGGCATCGCCGACGCCGCAGCGACCACGGGAACCGCCCATGCCGCGCTCTTCACGATCGTCCGACGACTGACGTCCTTCGGCTGACTCTCACGTACGATGATGTCGCTCAT